TCTACAGCCGAGAGCGCCGCCCAGATCCGTCAGTTCGCGCAGGTTGCCAATGCCACACCCGAGGCCCTGCAGCGCTGGTCGGCTGGCGCGCGGACGGTTGGCATCGAGCAGGAGAAGCTCGCCGATATCCTGAAGGACGTGAACGACCGGGTCGGGGACTTCCTGCAGACCGGTGGCGGGCCGATGGCGGATTTCTTCGAGAATGTCGCGCCCCGCGTGGGCGTGACAGCCGACCAGTTCGCCCGCCTTTCGGGGCCGGAGGCGCTGCAGCTCTACGTCGATACGCTGGAACGCGCCGGTCTCAGCCAGCAGGAGATGACCTTCTATCTCGAGGCGATGGCCTCGGACGCCACGCGCTTGATCCCCCTACTGCGCAATGGCGGGGCGGAGATGGCCCGGCTTGGGGATCAGGCCTCGGACCTCGGGGCGGTGCTGGATGGCGATGCGCTGGAAGCCCTGCGCCGTACGCAACTGGCGCTGGGCACGGTATCCCTCGTGTTCGACGGGTTCCGCAACCGGATCGCCGTCGCCGTAGCCCCGACCATCGAAGCGCTAGCCAATGCCTTCGTCGCCCTCGCGTCAGACGGTGGCATCCTGCGGTCGACCATCGACGGGCTGATCGGCAACCTCGGCCGACTTGCCTCCTATGCCGCGACCTTCGCCGCTGTCATGGCCGGGCGCTGGGTCGCAGGGCTCGCCGCTGCAGCCATCTCCGTGCGCGGCCTCGCGACAGCCCTGGTCTTCTTGCGCGGTGCCCTGATCCGCACCGGCATTGGCGCCTTGATCGTCGGCGCGGGCGAGCTGGTCTATCAGTTCTCGCAGCTGGTCACTCGGGTCGGCGGTGTGGGCGAAGCGTTCCGCCTGCTGGGCGATCTGGCCCGCGAGGTCTGGTCGCGCATCGGTCTTTCGCTGGACGCGGCGCTGGCGCGGATGGCGGCCGGATGGGAGGGGCTGAAAGCGGCTGGTCTCTCGGCCCTCGATGGCACCATCGCAGGCGTCGTCAGCTTCGGCGACCGGACGGCGGCGATCTTCCAGGGCGCCTATGACGCGGCGGTGGTGATTTGGGGCAGTCTGCCTGGGGCAATCGGCGACTTCGCCTTCCAGGCCGCGAACGGGCTGATCTCCGGCGTCGAGGCGATGTTGAACGGCGTCGTCACCCGGATCAACAGCTTCATCGAGACCCTGAACGCGGCGCTGGCGCTGTTGCCGGAATGGGCCACCGGCGAAGGCGGCGTGCGGATCGGCATACTCGATCCGGTGGAGCTGGGGCGTATCGGCAATCCCTTTGAAGGCGCGGCAACGGCCGCAGGGGCTGCGGCGGCGGACGCCTTTTCTGCCGCGCTGTCACGCACCTATCTGGAACCGCCCGATCTTGGCCTCGGCGCCATGGCCGATGACGCCCGCGCCCGGGCCGATGGCTATCGCGAAGCGGCCGGGATGCTGGCTGATGCCGCGGGTCGGCCGCTCGCCAGCTGGCAGGCGCTGAAGGATGCCGTCACCGGCACAGGGACCGAGGTCGAGACAGCATTTGCCGATGCAGCCGCTTCGGCCGATGCCCTGACCACCGGGCTGAACGACACTGCCACCGCCGCCGATGGCGCGGGAGGTGCCGCGCGGGACGCCGGGGCTGCGGCCGCCGAGGGTGCGGACACGGCCCTCACCGGCTGGCAGGCGGTCACGGCGGCCCTCGCCGATTATGCCGCGAGGGCGCGCGACATTGGCGGCGATATCGGCAGCGCGCTGGGCGGGGCCTTCCAGAGCGCCGAGAACGCCATCGGCGACTTTGTGAAGACTGGCAAGCTCGACTTCCGCGATCTGGTCACCTCGATGATCGCCGATCTCGCGAAGCTCGCCGCCCGCCGCTTCATCCTCGGCCCCATCGCCAATGCCCTTTCCGGCGCGCTGGGCGGGGCGGGTGGGATTTTCGCGAACATCCTGCATGCGGGCGGGATGGTCGGTGCCCCTGGTCCCGGACGCATGGTCCCGGCGCTGGCCTTTGCGTGTGCCCCGCGCATGCACAACGGCGGCTGGGCCGGGCTGCGACCTGACGAGGTGCCAGCGATCCTTCAGCGCGGGGAGCGGGTGCTCTCGCGACGGGAAGCGGCAGGCTACGGCCAGGCCAGCGCCCCGACTGTCAACGTCACGATCAACGCTCGTGACGCCGAGAGCTTCCGCCAGTCCCGGACGCAGGTCGCCAGCGACATCGCCCGCGCCGTGTCGCTGGGTCGGCGCGGCATGTGAGGATCAGCCATGGCATTTCACGAGGTCCGCTTTCCGGACAACATCAGCCGCGGGGCGCGCGGCGGTCCCGAACGGCGCACCCAGATCGTCGAACTGGCGAGCGGGGCCGAGGAACGCAATGCGAGCTGGGCCAACAGCCGCCGCCGCTATGACGTCGCCTATGGCATCCGCCGCGCCGACGATCTGGCGGCGGTGGTCGCCTTCTTCGAGGCGAGGAACGGCCGCCTCAACGGCTTCCGCTTCAAGGACTGGGCAGACTTCAAGTCCTGCTTGCCGTCACAGACGCCCGGCCCGACCAACCAGCCCATCGGCACCGGCAACGGCAGCACAACCCAGTTTCAGCTCACCAAGCGCTACACCTCCGGCGCGCAGTCCTGGACGCGGGCCATCACCAAGCCCGTCGCCGGAACCGTGACCATCGCCCTGAACGGCACACCGCAGCTCTCCGGCTGGTCGGTTTCCACGATCACCGGCCTCATCACTTTCGCCATGGCCCCCGCCGCAGACGTGGCGATCACCGCGGGCTTCGAATTCGACGTCCCCGTCCGCTTCGACACCGACGCCCTCGACGTCACCCTCGATCTCGAACGCCTCGGCTCGATCACCTCGATCCCCCTCGTGGAAATCCGCACATGAAATCCCTGAACCCCGCGCTGCAGGCGCATCTCGACGAAGGCACGACGACGCTCGCCTGGTGCTGGCGCATCACGCGGGCCGATGGCGCGACCTTCGGTTTCACGGACCATGACCGGACGCTGGCGTTCGACGGGACCGAGTTCGAACCGGAAAGCGGGCTGACGGCGTCAGAGGTGCGATCCGGCTCCGACCTCTCGGTCGATGCGCAGGACGCGCAAGGCGTGCTGTCGTCGGACCGGATCACCGAGACCGACATCCTCGATGGCCAATGGGATAATGCAGCGGTCGAGGTCTGGCGGGTGAACTGGTCGGCCCCTTCGCAGCGCGTGCTGCTGCGTCGCGGGGCCATCGGCCAGATCCGGCGCGGGCGGCTCGCCTTCGTGGCGGAGGTCCGGTCGCTGGCCCATGTCCTTGGCCAGACGGTCGGGCGGACGTTTCAGGCCAGCTGCGACGCCGCGCTGGGCGATGCGCGCTGCGGCGTGAACCTCGAGGCCCCGGCCTTCAAGGGCACAGGCGCGGTCATCGATGTGCTGCGCGACCGGGCATTCACGGCTTTAGGCCTTGGCGCCTTCTCGGCAGGGTGGTTCGCCTTCGGTCTGGTGGAATGGTCGACCGGTGCGAATGCCGGGCGGCGGGTCGAGGTGCTGTCGCACGACCTCGTCGATGGGGTGGCGATCCTGACCCTGCTCGAAGTCCCGGTGCGCCCGATCACGGCGACGGATGCCTTCGTGGTCCGGGCGGGCTGCGACAAGCGGATTGCGACCTGCAGCGCGAAGTTCGCCAATGTCGCCAGCTTTCGCGGCTTTCCACATATCCCAGGGCAAGACGCAGTCTTGCGATACGCCACCAAGGATGGCGGCCACGAGGGGGCAGTGCTTTGACCCCATTACACCGGACCGCCGATCCCGCTCATGTCATCGCCGTCGCGAGGTCATGGCTTGGCACGCCCTACCACGACCAGGCCAGCCTGCGGGAGGTCGGCTGCGACTGCCTTGGCCTTGCGCGCGGCGTCTGGCGCGAGGTGGTAGGGCCGGAGCCGTTCCCGATCCCACCCTACAGCCGCGATTGGGGCGAGACCGGGCAGCGCGAGGTGCTCGCCGAAGGGGCACGACGGATGCTGCCCGAGATCGCCCCGAGCGATGCCCCGCCCGGTGCGTTGATCCTGTTCCGGATGATGCCCCGCGCCATCGCCAAGCATGTGGGCATCCTCACCGGCCCGGACACCTTCCTTCACGCCTATGAGCAACTGGGCGTGATCGAGGAACCGCTGACGCCCGCTTGGGCGCGCAAGATCGCCTTCGCCTTCCTGTTCCCTGCACGCTGACTCCCTAACCCTTCGAACCCTGAGTTTCCGCAATGGCCACGCTTGTCCTCGGCGCTGTCGGTTCCGCCATCGGCGGGGCGTTCGGCGGCGCGATCCTCGGCTTTTCCGGGGCCGCCATCGGTGGCTTTATCGGATCTACCATCGGTTCGGTGGTCGACAGCTGGATCGTGTCCTCGCTGGCCCCCGCGCAGAAGATCGAGGGCCAACGCCTCGACAGCCTGCGCATCACCTCGGCCACCGAAGGCGCGATCATTCCGCGCCTCTACGGCCGCATGCGCATTGGCGGCAATATCATCTGGGCCACGGATTTCCGCGAGGAGACGAAGACCACCACGCAAGGCGGTGGCAAGGGCGGCGGGGGCGGCAGGGTCCAGACGACCGAGTATCTGTACTATGCCAGCTTCGCCGTGGCGCTTTGCGAAGGCCCGATCACCGGCATCGGCCGCATCTGGGCCGACGGCAAGCCGCTCGACATGACCGGCATTACCTGGCGCTGGTATCGAGGCGACGAGACCCAGACCGCTGATCCGTTCATCGCCGCCAAGATGGGCGCCGCCAACACCGCCGCCTATCGCGGCACGGCCTACGTGGTCTTCGAGGAACTGCCGCTTTCCACCTACGGCAACCGCCTGCCGCAGCTTTCGTTCGAGGTATTTCGGCCACTTGCCGACCCTGACACGGCCGAGGGGCTGGTCAAGGCCGTGACCATGATCCCGGCCTCGGGCGAGTTCACCTATGCGACCGAGGCTGTTCGCAAGACCGTGGGCGCCACGACCACGGTCTTCGGCCAGACCACCGGCGGCACGACCTCCGCCGAGAACCTGAACGCGCTGCCCGATGAAGCCGATATCGTTGTTGCCCTCGACCGTCTGCAGGCCATGGCCCCAGCCGTCGAGAGCGTCAGTCTCGTCGTCGCCTGGTTCGGCAACGATCTGCGCGCGGGCAACTGCACCGTCAAGCCCGGCGTCGAGGTGGCGACCAAGGTCACCAGCCCCAAGACGTGGACGGTCAACGGCGTGGCACGCTCGAACGCGCATCTCGTCAGCCGTGACGCCGAGGACCGGCCAGTCTATGGCGGCACGCCTGCGGATTTCGCGGTGGTGCAGGCGATTCGCGAGATGAAGGCGCGCGGCCTGCGCGTCACCTTCTATCCCTTCCTGCTGATGGACGTCCCGCCCGGCAACACCCTGCCGAACCCCTATTCGAACAACGCCGCCACGCCGGGACAGCCGTCATTTCCCTGGCGCGGCCGGATCACCTGCTCGCCTGCGCCGGGATATTCGGGGACTGTGGACAAGACCACCGCTGCGGCGACGCAGGTCTCCAGCTTCTTCGGCGCGGCGGCGCCTGCGCAGTTCGCGATCTCTGGTGACACCGTCGTCTGGACCGGCCCTTCCAGCGATTGGGGCCTGCGCCGGATGATCCTGCACTACGCCCATCTCTGCGCCGTGGCGGGCGGGGTCGATGCCTTCCTGATCGGCACCGAGATGCGCGGGCTCACGACAATCCGGTCGAGCGCCAGCGCCTATCCGGCCGTGACCGCCTTCAAGGCACTGGCCGCGGATGTGAAGGCGATCCTCGGGCCGGGCACAAAGGTGGGTTACGCTTCCGACTGGTCGGAGTATTTCGGGCACCAGCCCGGCGATGGCACGGGGGACGTGTTCTTCCACCTCGACCCGCTCTGGTCGGATGCCAACATCGATTTCATCGGCATCGACAATTACATGCCGCTTTCCGACTGGCGGGATGGCTTCGACCATGCCGATGCGCTGCAAGGTTGGCCTGCGCTCCATGATCGCGGTTACCTGCAGGCGAACATCGCGGGTGGTGAGGGCTTCGACTGGTTCTACGCCTCGGCCGCCGACCGGTCGGCCCAGATTCGCACGCCCATCACCGACGGTGCCGCGGGCAAGCCTTGGGTGTTCCGCTACAAGGATCTCCGCGCCTGGTGGTCGAACCCGCATTTCAACCGCCCGGGCGGGGTCGAGAGTGGCACGCCGACCGCATGGGTGCCGCAGTCAAAGCCCGTCTGGTTCACCGAACTGGGGTGCCCCGCCATCGACAGGGGCACCAACCAGCCCAACGTCTTCTTCGACCCGAAGTCGTCCGAGAGCTTCACGCCCTACTTCTCCCGCGGCTGGCGCGATGACGCGATCCAGCGCGCCTATCTCGAGGCGAGCTACCTTTGGTGGGGCGAGGGCGCGAACAACCCGACCTCATCCGTCTATGGCGACCGGATGGTCCATGTCCCCGAATGCGCCGCCTGGACCTGGGATGCCCGACCTTATCCGTTCTTCCCCGAGCTGACCGGCATCTGGACAGACGGGCCGAACTGGCGGCTCGGGCATTGGCTGACCGGACGGCTGGGCGCGGTGTCGCTCGCCGCGCTGGTGCGCCACCTTTGCCTGCGTGCGAGGTTGGCGGAAGACCTCATCGACGTCTCTGGCCTCTGGGGCGCGGTCGAGGGCTATGTGATCGGCGCGCTGGAAAGCCCCCGCGCGTCGATTTCCACGCTGGCCCGGCATTTCGGGTTCGACGCCATTGAGACCGAAGGCGTGATCCGCTTCGTGATGCGCGGCCGCGCCTCGGTCGCCATACTGGCCATCGACGATCTGGTGGCCAGTCGTGACGGCGAAGCCTTTGAGCTGACCCGTGGCCAGGAGACCGAACTGCCGCAGGCGCTGAAGTGGCAGGTCGCGCGGGCGGATGAGGACTATGATGCGGCACTGGTGGAAGCGCGGCGGATCACGGTCGACACAACCCGCATCGCCTCCGAATCCTTTCCGATGGCGATCCCGCCCGAGGAAGCCGAACGCCGTTGCCGCCGCGCGCTGATGGAGGCGTGGGTCGGCCGGGAAAGCGCCACCTTCCGCCTGCCGCCCTCGCGGCTCGCCCTCGACCCTGCCGACGTGATCCGGCTTGCGCATGACGGCCGCGAGATGGAATTCCGCCTCGTTTCCATTGCCGATGCCGAAGCGCGGGGCATCGAGGCGGTGCGACAGGACCGCGCCGCCTACGATCTGCCACCTGGGGATCCCCGCCCGGCCTCACTTGCAAGCCCCGTTGTCTTCGGCACGCCGGAAGTGGTCATGCTGGACCTGCCGCAGATCACTGAGGACCAGCCAGCCCATCGACCCCTGATCGCCGCCCATGCCAGCCCCTGGCCGGGCGAGATCGCGGTCTTCCGCAGCGCCTCGACGGATGGGTTCAATCTGCTGACTACATTCGGTAGCCGGGCGCGGATCGGCACGCTGGCCTTCGACTTCTTTCCCGGCCCGACCTCGCGCTTCGATCTGGGCAACCAACTGGTCGTCGATCTCCTGTCCGGAACGCTGGAAAGCGTGACGGACGTCGTACTGTTCGGTGGGGCGAATGCGCTGGCGGTCGAGGCCGCCGCTGGCCAATGGGAGATCGTCCAGGCTGGTCAGGCTGAACTGATCGCGCCAAGCAGGTACCGCCTGATCCGTCTGCTGCGTGGCCAGCGTGGAACGGAACATGCCATCGGCAATCCCGCCCCTGCCGGAGCGCGGGTTGTAATACTGGATGCGACCTTGGCCTCACTGTCCATCGCCGAGGCTGACCTCGGACTGCCGTGGAACTGGCGGGTCGGCCCGGCCGCACGTTCTGTCATGGATGACAGCTACGCTGCGCTGGGCTTCACCCCGACCGGGCGGGGCCTTGTCCCCTTCGCCCCTGTCCATGTCGAACAGCCGTGGCGAACGGCCCGCAACCCGGGCGATCTGACCATCCGTTGGACGCGCCGCTCCCGCGCGCTGGTCGCCGATGCCTGGGAGCAGGTCGAGGTGCCGCTCGCAGAAGACCTGGAAAGCTACGATGTGCAGATCCTCGACGGGACGACCGTCAGGCGCACGCTGACCAGCATCACGACCTCCGTCCTCTACACCGCCGCCCAGCAGACCGCCGATTGGGGCGCGCCGCTTGGGCCCGGCCAGACACTGGCGATCCGCATTTACCAGCTTTCGAACCGCCTCGGTCGCGGCACGCCTGCCGCGGTCACGCTGCAATTCTGATCCCAACCCACGGGAACCCCCATGTCCGACACCACGACCCATCTGGGCCTGCCCTACCTTCTGGCGGCACAGGCGCAGAAGCATGTCACCCACAACGAGGCGCTGCGCCTGCTCGACGCCATGGTGCAACTCTCCGTCCTCGACCGGACGCGCACCGCACCGCTAGCGAGCCCCGCGGACGGCAACCGGCACCTCGTGGCCTCGGGCGCGACCGGCCTCTGGGCCGGGTGGGACCTGAACATCGCCTTCTGGGTCGACGGTGCTTGGATACGGCTGGTGCCTCGCACCGGCTGGATGGTCTGGGTCGCGGCGGAAGGCCTGTTCCTCGTCTGGACCGGTGCAGCCTGGGAAGTGGTGGGCGAGCCGCGCGACGTCTCGGACGCCGTGTTCAGCCTGGTGAACGATGCCGATCCCACGAAGAAGGCCACCTTCTCGCTGGCGGGGATCAGCGCCGGGACGACGCGCAGTTTCACATTGCCCAACACCTCATCGGAACTGGCGATTCTGGCGGGCACCCAGACCTTCACCGGCAACAAGACGTTTTCGGGGACGCTGACGGCTTCCGGGACCGTGACGGTGTCGGCCGCCAGCGCCTCGATCGGCACGGCGACGACCACCGCCACCTACGGCATGGGCACGGGTGCCACGACGACCGGCGTGACCAAGACCGTGAACATCGGCACCGGTGGCGCATCCGGATCGACCACCGTCGTGAACATCGGATCCGCGACGGCTGGCGCGGGCGGCACGACGGTGGTGAACACGCCCACGGTCACCTTTGCCAATACCGTCACGCAGGTCGGCATGCCGCAGGCGAACCTGACCGCGCAACTCTTGGGCCTCGGCGGGGCGACGGCCGACAGCTTCAACCGGCTCTCCATCAACACCCCTGCCGTGCTGTTGAACAACGCAGGCGCCGGGATCGAAGTCACCGTCAACAAGGCCGTCGCCGGGAATGACGCGGCCTTCGCCTTCAAGACTGGCTTCTCGGCCCGCGCCCTCATCGGGTTGCTCGGGAATGACGATTTCAGCTTCAAGGTCAGCCCGGATGGGTCTGCCTTCTTCGACGCATTCAAGGTCGACCGCACCAACGGTCGCGTCGAACTGGCCGAACCGGTCGTCCTGCCCGCCCATGATGCGGTCCCCTCGCCGCCGCCCGCAGGCAAACTCGCGCTCTATGCCCGCGACCGGGCGGGACAGGGATGGCTCGATGTGGAACGCCCGTCGGGTCGCCACTTCCCGCTCCAGCCGCATTTCGGGGTCAACCGGATCGCGACCTGGGCACCCTCGACCAGCACCACGATCAACACCAACGGCATGCCGCGCACGGCGGTCGGAACTGCAGCCACACCGACGCTGGCCACGACCAACCTTTCCACCTCCATGCGGCGCTGGCGGATGACCTCGGCAGCGACGGCCGGGGCGGCGGCCGAAGAACGCTCGGCAGGCTGGGTCTGCTGGCGCGGCAATGCCGATGGGCTGGGCGGCTTCACCTATGTGAACCGGCTGTCGCTGGTCACGCTGCAGGCGACGGGCATGGGGTTCTTCGGCCTGATCGGTTCGGTCGCGGCGCTGTCCACGACCCTGACGCTCTCGGCCGTCGTCAACGCGCTGGGCATCGGGTTCGAGCGCGGCACCCATGCCAACTGGCAGATCGTCCACAACGACGGCGCAGGCGCGCCGACGCTGATCGACCTCGGCGCGGGCTTCCCGGTCGCCAGCACGACGAATGTCCTGACGCTCTACATCGCGGCGGCCCCGAACGACAGCGCGGTCGGGATCCGCGTGGTCGAGGAAGTCTCGGGCGCGGTCGCCGAGACGACGATCACCACCGACATGCCCGCGGCGACCCAGCTTCTGAGCCCGCGCAACTACCTCAACAACGGCAGCACCGCCGCAGCCGTCGCCTATGACTGCTCCGGCGTCTACGTCGAGACCGATTACTGA